GATGTTGTACTGTCTAGTGACCCTTATGTGGGGCAGTCCACCCAGAATTATAAGTTAAAGTGATGGCGTGGGTCCGCTCTGGCGAATGCTGTAAATGCGGCGATTGCTGCCGGGGCGGCATTGGCAACCTCCCGGCGCAGCCGGACGGGGCCTGTCCCTTCCTCGAACGCGAGGAGGACGGCCAGCGGCTATGCGCGATCCACGACAGCCAGAACACCTACTGGTCGCGTGGCTGCAACGTCTGGCCCAGCGATCCGAGACACATCGCCAAGTATGACCGCTGCACGTTCAGCTTTGTGTGGCAGGATGACTGATGGCCGTTCAGACCATCTATCTGCTGGGTACGACGGCGGTTACCCCATACTTCTGGGGCAACACTCAGCTTAACGGTTCAGCGCCGACCGCAGCTAATTCGGCCTTTGGTTGGGCACCAGCCAAAACTGCGATCACCACACCGTATTATCGCGGCCATCTTGGCGCGACGGCGACTAGCACCGATCCCGCTCTTTCCGCCAGTTACAACGCTTCGACAAGCGGTCCCACTCTGGGAACGGGAACTGGTGGCGGTGCGGCTGGTGATTGTTTTGTCGTTGGTCCGCTAACCGGCACCTTCGCTGCCACGGCCTGGACCTTCAATTTCAACATGCGGGCCGGGACGGCAGGTTGTATCGGCCACGTCAACATGAAGATGTACCGATCAACTAACCTTACCGGAGCCGTTGCCACTCAGCTTATCTCCAATACGGCGGGCGCGACCGTCACGCTCTCAACTACCGCCGACACAAATAGTTCGATTACCGCCTCGCCAGGACAGATAGTCCTCAACAACGCATATCTGTTTTTTCAGGTAGAGTGGCAGGAAACCACTGCCGGATCGAGTAACAACGACAACGTTTTCTTCCGTATCGGCACCACCTCGATCACCACCGCTGATTTTGTTGCCGCCGTGACCGGCACGCTTGCTGTTACTGAGATTTCCGACACGATCGTCTCGACCGGCAGAACTCCCTATGTTGGCACGCTGGTAAAGACTGAGGCTCCCGATACGTTGGCAGCGTCTGGCGGGCCGATCGTCGGCGGTACGCTGGCGCGCAGCGAAGTACCAGACACGCTGGTTGCAACGGCGGAAGGTCCAGCGGCTCCGATAGCGGTCGCCCCGTGGCCCCCAGCCTTCCCGCAACACGGCGCAGGGCAAAGTTTAGGTGTAATAAACTTTGACGCACCGGGTGCGGTGCAGCCTTCGATTACAGGGCTGGTAGCTGTTGCTTGGCCCCCCGCCTTCCCGCAGCACAGGGCGGGGCAGACAACCAGTGTTACCAACTATACGCATCCCGGTGCGGTGCAACCGGCGTATCAGATCGCTGGTACTGGTATAACTGGCACTCTAGCGGTCACCGAGACTGCCGACACGCTGTCGGCGACAGGCACGGCCCCCCTCATCACGGTCGGCACCGCTGCCGGGGTTGGCGCGGCCACGGCGACCGGGCGCAGCGACAGCATCACGGTCGGCACCGTTGCCGGGGCTGGCGCGGCCACGGCGACCGGGCGCAGCGACAGCATCACGGTCGGCGCCGCTGCCGGGGCTGGCGTGGCGACCGCAGGCGGCAAGAGTGATACGCGAAGTGCGGGCGTAGCCGCCGGTACAAGTACGGTTCTCGGCTCGTCGTCTGCCAGCCTGGACACGCCAGCCGCTGGTGCCGCTGCCGGTTTAGGTGCGGCGACCGCTGCCGCGCGCAGCGATGCGAGAAGTGCGGGCGTAGCCGCCGGTACAAGCACGGTTCTCGGCTCGTCGTCCGCTAGCTTGGACACGCCAGCCGCTGGTGCCGGTGCCGGTTTAGGTGCGGCGACCGCAGGCGGCAAGAGTGATACGCGAAGTGCCGGTATTGCGGCTGGGCTGGCGACCGCGTCAGGAGCGTCGAGTTCCAATCTCGATAGTCCGGTCACCGGAGCTGCCGCAGGCCACGGGATCGCCAGCGGCATCCTGCGGGCCGACAGTCTGGGCGTCGGTGCAGCCGCTGGTATTGGGGCCGCGAACGCGCCCGATCGGGCCGACGACACACTGGTCGGGGTCAGCGCCGGGGTAGGTACGGCAACGGCGGTCGGTACGAGCGATGCCAGGACCGTTGGTGCCGGTGCGGGCTTAGGTGCTGGGCTTGGTGCATCCGCCTCTGGCTTGGGGGTGTCGGCTGCGGGCGCGGTTGCCGGTGTTGGGGCCGCGTTCGCCAGCGCGACGACGGACGTCAGGAGTGCTGGCACCGCTGCCGGTCTGGGCGTTGGGACCGGCGCGGCTGTTGGATCAATCTCCAGCCCGACAACCGGCGCGGCCAGCGGTGCTGGCGCAGCGGTCGCGGTCGGGAAGGACGATTATCGAGGCGCGGGGGCGAGCGCCGGTACTGGAACTGCTACCGCTGCCGGACGCGCCGATGTCAGAAGCGTCGGTGCCGGTGCCGGTCTAGGGACGGCTTCAGGGGCGAGTTCTGCTGGCATCGGCGCATCGGCTGTCGGATCCGCGGCTGGCGTTGGAGCGGCTTTGGCGACTGTTCGGGCAGACGCCATTGCAACAGGAGCTGCTCACGCTGTCGGCGGTGCGGCGGCGGTTGGTCGAGGCGACGGGATTGTTACAGGCAATGCCGCTGGCCTCGGAACCGCCGCCGCCACCGGACGCGACGACAGTATCGGCGTCGGCAATGCTGCGGGCGTCGGTCGCGCGATCAGTCTCGCCGATATCGGTTTTGCCCGAGGCAGTGCTGCCGGGGCCGGGGGCGCGATCGGGGCAAGTCTGGCTGACTTCCAGCTTGCCGGGGTTGCTCCCGGTGTCGGTGCCGCCATCGGTGCCGGTAGGCGGGATGCTCTATCGACCGGCAATGCTGCCGGGGCTGGCGCGGCCAAGGCTCAGTTCGTCGTCGTCGGGCTGGCAGCGGGTACGTCTACCGCGCAGGCGGTTGCGGCGTCAGATGCGGTCGGCAACGGCGTTTCGCTGGCGGTCGGGATCACGCTTGGGTTTGCCGACATCGAGGCGTTTTCGGCGGCGTTCGCCGCAGGGGTAGGCAGCGCGGTCGGCTTCTCGGTTGAGCCTGGTTCGGTCGCCAAAGAGATTGAGCTGCGCGGATATCTATCCGCGCCGATTAGCTTAAGCGGGCATTTGCCGCCAGCCACTGTCCTGACGGGTCAACGTGACGGCGGGATCAGTCTAAGCGGTCATGCAACGCCGAGCATCGCTCTAACGGGGCGGCTGAATCCGTCGATACGTTTAGCTGGGAGTACCACCTGATGAGCATTGCTGACGCCACCGAAAATGCGGTCTTGAACCTGATCTTCCGCGCCACGGCGTGGGCCAACTATGCGGACAACGCCGCTGGCACGCCCGAAACCAACATTGTCGTGGCCCTGCATAGCGCCGACCCCGGCGATGCCGGAACGATGTCCACCAGCGAGATTGCTTACACTTCGTATGCGCGGGTGAATGTGGCTCGTTCGACCGGCTGGACGGCGTCGACCGTGGGGTCAACCAACCCTGCGGCGCAGGTCGACTTTCCGGCTGGTACTGGCGGCACCGGAACCGTGACCAATTTCTCGACCGGCAAGAGCGGCGGCGGTGCCGCACCGATCCTCTTTTCAGGTACGGTGACGCCGAACATTGTTACGGGCAATGCCATCACGCCGCATCTGACGACGGCGACGGCGATCACGCTCGACTAAATGCCGCACTTTGACGAGTTTCGGCGATGCCTCATCGACCTCGATGTCGAGGGGGCCATCCGGTTCTGGCGCTGGCATCGCTCTGGGTTCCCGGCGCCGAATGATGCGGACGCCTTAGTGACGCTGCACATGGCGCGCACGGCGGCTGACTCGATACCGATGAAGCTCCGCGCCTACTCGCATTGTTGGCTGCTCGACCACGGCTACCCATCGCAATTACCCGATCGCCTGAAACCACGGGCCGAACGGCTCTACCCGAAGCTGGTCGGGGCGGTTGGTATCTCGGTCAACTCGAAACACCCGGTTGTGGTTACCGCGATCCACGGTGCGATGCGGCATGCGGTGCTTGAGGCTTACGCGGACGGCCACAAGGACGAGCCGGAAAAGGTCCGGCAGCGGATGAATGAGGCGCGAATGAGGGAGCGGCGAGGGCTGGGGCTATGACGGCGCGGCAGGATTTCACCATCGATGCGGGTCGAGATTACGGGTTGCTGGTGAGCCTTTTCGAGGCTGATCAGACGACGCCGCTCAATCTGCTCGACTGCCAACTGGAGTGGGCGATGAGTCCGGTTGGCGGCACCGCGACGTTGGTCAACAAATCCAGTGGCGATCCGACGGAGATCGAGGTGACTTCGATTGGCGAGGGTTTGTTGACCATCCACGTCAAGCAGGCTGACACCGACACGCTCGGTGATTTGACTTGCCAGCATGAGTTGATCGTTACCGACGCGAGCGGCACGGAAGCCACGGTGATGCAGGGCTTGGTCACGATCTTGGGGAGCCTGATCCACTGATGCCGACTAATCTTTATGCCATCAACCGGGTGATCACGCCGGCCAAAAGCAAGGCGCTGATCACGATTGCCCAAGCCAAGGATGCGTTGAGCATTCCTGCCGACGATACGACGAACGATTCGGCAATCGGTCAGCTCATTGCTCAGATCTCGGCGGCGATCGAGCATTACTGCGACCGGGTTTTTGCGGTGCAGACTTATCGCGATCAAATCACCTATCCGTGTCTTAGTTATGGTGAGCCGTTGCGGATTCGGCAGTTTCCGATCAGGACCGACGATAGTGGCGAAGCGCTGCTGACTCTGAAGGTTGATGGAAACGTCGTTGATCCGTCGACCTACGATCTCGATATCGACTTCGGCCGGGTTTATTTTATCACCAATGGTTGGGCTGGAGCTCGTGCGGTGGTGGATTACACCGCAGGCTTTGATCCGATACCGCCTGATGTTCAGGCCGCAGCCACAACGTGGCTGTTTGGTGGTTGGATGTCGCGCGGCCGCGATCCGTCGGTTAAGTCGGAAGCGATTTTCGACGTCATGACCGTGGTCTACCAAGACACACCGACCGGCGCCGGCGAGGCTGGGCCGCCAGAGCAGGTCTGCGGCTTGCTCACGCCTTATCGGATGATGTTCGCATGAACGTCGATTACGCCAAGTCGCTTCATCGGCGTTTCCTCACCAATCGAGTGACGGTGCGCCGGTATACCGGTCCGGCTGGACCTAACCGCACGGCGACCGATGTTGATTGTCGGGCCTGGGTGCGGGCCGACCCGCTGCGGCCGCAACAGATGGTCAGCGACGTGACCGAGTTCGTTTTTCGCTGCATCGTGTCAGCGGAGGATTTGGAGAGGGGTGGGTTTCCGCTGCCGCTGACGACCGCGGACAAGGTAATCTTTCAAGGTAGGGAGATGGCGGTGAGCTTCCCCGACAACGCTACCCGAACCGTCGGCGACACTCTGGTTGCCTACAATATTCGGGTCAGGGGATAGCGTCGTGGCGCTGAGCGCGTTTCGGCGCGAGATCTCGGTCGTCGCGCAGAAGGTCGATGTCGCGGCCAGGGCTGCGCTGTATCGCACGGCTATCGAGGAGAACGACAAGGTTCTTAAGGAGCAGAAACAGCGGACAGGCTTTGAGCCGAGTTGGACTGGGTTTGGCGATGTCGCGGGTAAGCCGATCGAGGACGCGCAAAAGCTTATCGTCTTCAAGTACACCTACTTGCAGGAAATGATCTCGGAGTTCTTGAAGGAGCTGCGCGCTGCTTCGCCGGCGGAATCGGGTCGTTATAAGTCAAATCACGGGCTCTACATCGATGGTCGTCCGGTGGCGGACAACACTCCGGTGACGATCGGCCAAGACGTCTTCATCTCGAACCCGGTGGTCTATGCTCGCCGGTTGGAGGTCGGCAAGACCGAGAGCGGTCGCGATTTCCTGATCAGCGTGCCAAACCATATCTATGAGCGGGTCGCGAAGAAGCTGGGTTCTCGTTACGGCAACGCGGCGCGGGTCGTGTTTGGCTACGTCACCATGCCGGACGCTTATATCATCAAGGGCAGATTGCCTTCGCATTACATCGCCAAGGGTGGGGTTCTCCGCAAGCGTCGGCAGATCGTAGGCTCGGAGGTTCGTGCGCCGGCCATCTTCTTCGAGCCGCTATGACCACGACCAGCCAAGCCTACAAGATCCTGCGCGAGCGTCTGGAAGCCGCGAATTCGCTGCCACCGTTGCGCTGGCAGGGTCAGACTGAGGACAGTCTCGGCAATGCGGCGCTGCCGGATACGCCGGCGCCATTTATTTACACCGAATTCATCACCGAGCCTGCTGAGCTGGCTTCGTTCGGCGGCGGCCGTTACCAAAATCGCTATCGCACGCCGGGACGGCTGCATATCTACGTGTTTGTGCCGATGGGCTGGGGATTGCTCCCCGCGACGGATTACGCCGAGACGGCCGCATCGTTGTTCCGCTCTTATCGCGATGCCGACATCTCCTGCTCTACCGCCACGGTTTACCCCGGCGGCGATGGCGCGATGCTGAAGCCGATCGGCATGCCGTCGGAAGTGACCAACTACTTCTGGGCAAGCGCTGAAGTTGATCTGTTTTTCGACTTGATCGGCTGACAACAGCGTCTGCGCCTTTCTGCGGCGTAATGCCGAAGAATGACGGTTCTTAGTCTGTTCTTGGATAGCTCTGCCTGTTTTCAGGCAGCGAACTCATTCCGCCAATACCGCCACAGAATTCTCGCGTGACGCCCGCGCGAGTCTAGCCAAAACGCCCTTGGGCAAGGCGATCCGGCCCGTCGTGAGACGCGCCCCTCCCTTTGATGGAGTGCCCACCATGTCCTTGGCAGAAGGTGTATCAGCCAGAATCTCTTACAAGCCCTACCTGACCGGCGCGATCGATTCCAACACTCAGCCGGTGTCGGGAACCGATCCCGGCCAGAGCGGCGCACAGGTACTGCGCCGGGTAGCGACCACGCTGAAGTTGGCGAAGGACACCTACCAGGCGACGGAAATCCGTTCCGATCGGCAGATCGTGGACTTCCGCCATGGTACGCGCCGCGTCACGGGTGGGATCACCGGGGAGTTTTCGCCGGCGACTTACTTCGATTTCTTCGAGGCGGCAACGCGCGGCACCGCTACGCCGGCGTTGGCGTTGAGCGCGACCGAGCTGACCAGCATCGCGTCTGATGCCGGGGCATCGACGATCACCTTCGGCGGCGGCGATCCGGTGGCGCTCGGGCTGCATGTCGGCAGCATTTTTCGGCTTGGTGGTCTGACTGGCGGCGGGTCAGCCAACAACGGAACGAACTTTATCATCGTCGGGTTTAGTGGCCCTACCAATGGGGTCGCCCAGGTCTTTCCGCCGCCGTTCACGATGGTCACTCCAGAGACGACGTTCACCCTCGATACGACTGGGTCGAACCTGATCATCCCATCGACCGGCTTCGTCTCGCGCAAGTTCGCGATCGAGTCGTTCCACGAAGACATCGGGGTCAGCCGGCTGTTCACCGAGGTTCGCGTCGGTGGGTTTAAGCTCGGCTTGCCGGCGTCGGGGTTGGCGACCGTCGAATTCACCATGATGGGTCGCGATATGGAGGTGTTCGATCAGGCGTCGAGCATCGTGGCGCCGTTTTTCACCACACCTGACCCCGAAACCACAACCGGCATCTTTGCCGCGGTCAACGGTATGCTGCGGGTCAACGGCTCGGTGGTCGGTGTGGTCACCGGGCTCGACATCACGTTTGAGATGTCGCCGAGTTCGGACGCGGTCGTCGGGCAGGATTTCGTGCCTGAAGTCTTCCTTGGCTCGGCCGCGGTTTCGGGCCAGGTCACGGCGATGCTGGAAGATTTGGATCTCGTCCGCAATTTCTTGGACGAGGACGAGGTCGATATCCTCGCCTATTTGACCACAACGCAAGATCCGAGCGCGCCGGCGACCGCGATTTATCTGCCTCGGGTCAAATTCTCGGATGCGGATGTCGCGGTAACCGGGCTGGGGGCGCAGACCCTCACTATGCCGTTCACCGCTCTGAAATACGTCGGTTCCGCCCCCGGCGTTCCGCAAACCACCTTTGTTATGAGCGACACCGAGGCGGTCTGATCCGCCTTCGTCACCCATTCCTGCCGCCACAGGGAGCCGTCCGCGCGAGCGGATGGTAGCTGGCTACCGGGGGGCGCGCTGCTGGCGGGTGGCGCGCCCCCTTTTTCCCGCCACTGGCCCGTCGCGATGACGCGCCTTTCCCGCAGAAGGACCGCCACTTATGGCAGACATCGATACTGCGTTGAGCAGCTTGTCGCTCGACGTCGAACGGCCGCAGCGCATGCCGTTGCTGCATTACCAATCCCTTCAGCCGCTCCGCGGGCCGAATGGCGAAGAGGCTTATGTCGATCTCTATTCGTCCGATTCCGACATTGCCCGCCGGCAGAACCGCGAAACCCAGCGGCGCCGGCTCAACGCGCGCGGCCGGCTAAAGCTGACGCCAGAAGAGCTTGAGGCGGAAGCGACCGATCTACTGGTTGCGCTAACTGCCGGGTGGTCGTTGGTGTCGCTTGACGGGCAGATGCTCGATCTTCCGTTTACCCCACAGAATGCTCGGACCGTCTACGACAAGGTCACTTGGATACGGGAGCAGGTCGATCTGTTCTGTGCTGACCGCGGAAATTTTACGCCAGCCTCGTCATCGACCTCATCGAGTGGGCCGAAGTCGAGTTCCGAGCAAACCGCAAAACGGTAGACGGCTCAACTGAGCGCGAACATCTCGAGTCGGGCGCTAGCCAGTGGGCGAAGATACCTGCTGCGCTGCGCCCGGCCGGTCGCCGGGATCAGCCGGTCAAGGTGCCGATCATCGATGACGGTCCCGAGTTTCCCAGCGTGCTGGATTATCTCTGGGGTTGGTTTGAGGAGATCTCGTTTGGTCTTTCGCCCAACGGGTTCGCGCCACCGGTCATCACCTGGGAAGCTCTGCGGGCGTGGCAGGGGCTGACCGGCGTCGGTGTGCTCGAACCGTGGGAAGCGAAGACACTGGTGCAGCTTGGGATGCTGCGAGCCAGCATCTCGGCCGAGAAAACTGAAGCCGATAATCGCAGCAACCGTCAAGGACCGGCACCGCAGCCACGGATGGGCGGCGCCGGCGCTGGTACATCTCCGAGTCGCAGCCTGTCTTTGCCACGACGCTAAACCGGAGCGCGGTGAACAGTGCCTTTAGTCGATACCTTAATCGTCAAGCTGCTGGTCGAGGGGGCCGATAAGCTCTCTGATGTCGACGCTGCTGCCGCTTTGCTTGATGTGACGACGAAAAAGCTGACGGATTCGACAAATAAAGCGTCATCTGCCGGCGATCAAAATGCTGCTAAGAATGAAAAGGTAAGCCGAGCAATACGAACGACGACTAATGAATTTGCCAAGTTCATCGCTAGTCAGGACAAAGCGTCGGCTGTTGCTCTCTCGTTCGCAAATAGTGTAGATCGCGTTAATAGATTTGTTAAAGAACTCGGACTAAATGAAGAACAAGCATCAGTAGCTATGGGGCTTGTTACTCAGAAAATGGAGCAGAACATTGCTGCTCTTAATAAAGCTACGGGGGCTACTGAAGTCTACAACAACACTGTAGAGCAATCCATCAGCCATATCGAGGCATTTAGCGCAGAGATCGATCGGCTTAGGGCGAAATATTCTCCGTTGACCGAGGCGGCGGCTGAATTCGCCACGACGATGAAGGAGGTCGATAGCGCGCTTCGCCTGGGAGCGATAAGTCAGACAGAGCATGCGACCGCAGTCGCGCAGACGACCCTTGCCTACGAGAAACAGGTCGTCGCCTTGCAGAGCGCGGCGCTGGACGCCAAGGCGGCGTTCACCAGCGACATGGACGCTCATGTCCTTGCCTACAATAAGAAGATCGAAAGCCTTGTCCCGCTTTACGACAAGGTGGGCGAGGCGGCGAAGAGGTTCGCCAACGTTCAGTCCGACGTTAATCTGCTTGTGACGGCCAATGCGCTCGATCAGGAGCAAGCCAACAAGGCGTTACAGGAAGCGGCCGCGGCGCGAGACAAAGCATCTGGTCAGGCTACCCCAACCACGACGGCAGACAAGATTTTCCCGCAGGAAGCCGTCAATCACATCAAGGCGTTTAATGATGAGGTTGACCGGCTGAAGACCAAGTTCGACCCGGTCTACGCCGCCGAGCAACAGCAACTCGCGGCGCTGAAGGAGATCGGTTCAGCGTTCACGCTGAACGCTGTTAGCGCGGATCAGTGGCGCGCAGAAGTCGATAAGATACAGGCTTCGTTCGCTCGCGCCATCGAGTCGATCAATGCGGCCAAGGAAGCCCAGCGCGGGCTGGCGATGCCGCAACAACAGGATGCCCAGATCAAAGCTTTCGCCGATGAGGTCGATCGGCTGCGGCTCAAATATGTGCCGCTGGTCGCAATGGAAAAGGAGCATGAGAAGGAAGTAGCAGCGATAAACAAAGCTTACAATGTAGGGGCAATTAAAACTCAAGCAGAGCTTCAAGGGGCGCTGACAACAGAGACCCAGCGATACGATTCTGCACTTAAAAGTCTCAGCAGCAACCTAGATCACTCTAGCAATCAAACGGGTAAGGCGACCCAGACAACCGGGCAGCTTAATGCCGCTGTTACCAATCTTGGTTTCCAGATCAATGATATTACATCTGGTTTACTTCAGGGTCAAAGCCCGTTCACGATCCTTGTTCAGCAGGGCGGCCAGGTTATCCAGGCGTTCGCCCAAGGCGGCGGTGTCGGGCCGGTCTTAAGGGGCGTGAAGGACGCCATCGTGGGGATGATCACGCCGACCACCCTCGCGGTGACGGCGCTTGCGGCTCTTGCGGTCGGGTTCGGGGTCATTCTTGCGCGGGCCATTTCCAATACGGCAGCGATCAAGGAGTTCAATAACGCGCTCGGCACGGTCGGTGACAATTCAAGCACGACCATCAAAGGGATGGAACAGGCTGCGAAAGCGTTGGAGAACGTCGGTGTAGCGGCGGCGGATGCCAATAAGTTTGTTTCCGATCTTGCTCGCAATACGAAGATCGATCCGGCTTATGCCAAAGAGATCACTGAGGTCGCGATTGCCACTTCCAGGGTACGCAACGTCGATGTGACGCAAGGCATCAAAGATTTTCAAGCTGCTATGGATGGCAGCATCCAGACGATGGTTGATTTTGCCTTCAGCATTCACGCGATCGACAAGGCGGAAGCGGGAAACTTGATAACTATGGCCCAGGAGGGCAAGGGCGCTGAAGCGATGAATCGCGCCTTCAGGGACATCAGAGATCAGGCCAAAGCTCTTGCCGGCAATACTGACGATTCGACTAAGGCAGCCGAGAAGTTTCGCAGCGCATGGGGCGGGCTTCTGGACACTCTTTCCAAAGGCAGTGCCTTTAAGCTGGCGCAAGAAAACTTGACGCAGTTGGCGATCGATCTGACCAACCTAATAGATAAGGGTGCGATTTTCAGTGCTAAATTTATGGAAAAGCATGGGCTATCGATAGAGGGTGCGCCGTTAGCCACAGGCAATGTAGCTAGCAGTGGTGCCCCGGCACCCGGCTTCGGAACGACGACGCCAACCTACGGCGGTGATTACGGGACGCTGCTCAGCGGGAACAAGTTATCGGTGAGGCCGGGTGTGGTTATGACACCTAATGCCCCAGCTTATATCGACACTATGTCGAATGTAGTCACTCAGCTTCCGCCTGGTTTTGGGATCGTCATCACCAGCATTGGTCGTACTAAGTCAAATTCTTCAGTCGGCTCGAATACGGCACACAACCCGGCTGCTGGCGGGGCGTTCGACTACAAAATCATCAATACGACGACCGGGCAGGAATACCCGAATGTCGGACCCGATACGACACCTGGCGGTCTTTACGGGCAGACGTTTCAAAACGCCGCAGCGTTCATTGGGCAAAAATATCCGGCATTGCTGCCGTTCATGGAAAATGGGGCGCTGTTCGGGGCAAACGGTGGGCCGATCAGCGCGACCTCGCCACCCGATATTGGTCATATCGGGTTTAGGGGCGCACCGACAGTTACTGGTCTTGCTGCCAATCTAAGTGGCAGTGTCGCTGGTGCGAGTGGTGGGCCGTTTCTTAGCCAAGATCCGAAAGCTGTTGCGGCTCTCGATGCAGTTCTCGCCGAGCAGAACAGGTTGCTCGGACAAAGTGTTACTATTAATTCAACATTGAGCGGCCCAATCGCCACAGCAAGAACCGAAGCTTACGCTGCATATAATCAAGAACTAGCCACCAGTAAAAATGAACAATTGGCCCAAATTGCTGGACTTAACCGTTACAAAACTTCACTGGAAGAGCAAGGAGTCGCTCTTAATACTGCCAACCAGAAGACTGACCTTGCTATCAAGGGGCAGGAAGGTGTCGCAAATGCTTATCTAGATAGTGAGCAGGCTGGCATTAAAGCGGCGGCGGCGGAACAGGCCCGTATCGATGTCATGGAACACGGCGGCGATGTCGCGCAACAGACCCAACGGATTTTGAACCAGCAAGCCGCCGAGGCGCTGACCGCCAGCGCCAAGGCGATCCCAGGTCTTCAGCTACAAACCAAGGAAACTGAGCGGCTGGCTGAAGCCACAAAAGGTGGCGCAGCGGCTCAGCATGACATGGAACTTCAGAACCAGGCGACGAGTGCTACGCATGACGTGGTCGCTAAGGCTGAAGCGACCGGCAATGCGGCGTATATCGCGGAAGCAAAGAACCTTGAGGCGGTGACGCTGGCGCTCATCAAGAAGAATGACGCGGCGCAGACTTCAGTGGAAATAGCAAAGCAGATCAACGCGAACAAGGATCAGATTGATATCGACAAGGTCGAGGCTCAGTACGCTTTCCAGACCACTGAAGAAATCCAGCGCCAAGTCGCCTTGTTGCAGACGAAGCAGTTCCTCTTGAGCAAGGGCAAGGATTTAAACAGCGCGGAGTCCCAAGCCTTACTTAAGAACGTCGATTCGTTGCAAGAGGCGAACATCGCTCTTGCCGAACAACAGCGCAGCGCGCAACGGCTCAATGACGTATTGGTGGGTGTTGGTCAGACCATCGACCAAGCGATTACCCAGAACGTCTCGAACGCACTCAGCGGAAAGAAGATCACTGCGTGGCACACGATCTTCAAGGATGCCTTGGTGCAGCTTGAGTCGCAGCTTATTTCGATGTCGGTCATCAAGCCCGCCATCGGGTCGCTACTGGGGATGCTGAACTTTGGCGGCGCGGCGTCGAATTTCGGGACGTTCGGCGGTGGCGGCGGCGCGAGTTTGTTGAGCGGTATCTTCGGAGGTAGCCTCGGTGGTGGGGGCCAAGGCAGTAGCGGTGCCACTGGTGGGCCAGTCACGCTGGAACAAAGAGACAAAGAGGGCAATCTCACCGGTACGCTCAGTACCGTTTCGAGCGTCGGGTCGCTGGCGAATACCGGGTCGGGTCTTTTTGGCGGCGGCGGCAGCGGTGGGATATTCGGCGGGCTGGGTAATTTCCTGAATAATAATGTCGGCACTTCGCTTGGCTTTGCGCCCACTGGTTTGACCCAAGGCACTGGTGCCGGTGCCGGTATCTTTTCAAACGCGGCGGGCGTCACGTCAGACGTTGCTGGCGGCGGTGTCGCGTCAGGTCTTTTCGGTGGCACGACGCTGACCGGCTTTCTCGGTGGCGTCGGTGCCGGGGCGACCGTGGGGTCGCTCGCGAATATGTTCATCGGCCCGATGATCGGCGGCGGCAAGTCGACGGGCGGGATGATCGGCTCGACCGGCGGCGCGCTGGCTGGCGCGATCATCGGCTCGATCGTTCCCGGTATCGGCACCTTGCTCGGCGGCATCATCGGGGGCGCGGGCGGCGGCTTGCTCGGCGGCTTCTTTGGCCCCAAGCCTGCCAACAATGCGGGTTCTGGTTCACTCAACCTGGCGACCGGCCAATTGGGCGCGTTCACCAGCGGCGGTGTGGCCGCCAACGATCAGGCGGCGCAGGGCATCCTTCAGCCGATTTCGACGACGTTGGCTAACATCACCCAGATTCTTGGTGCGTCGGTCCTGCCCCAGGCGACGTTGATCGCGCAGGCCGGGTCGCGGGATGGCATCAAGGTGAACATCGCGTCGGGCGAAGGGGTCAAAAGTTTCACCGGCTCGGACGCGGGAGCTGTCGTTCAAGAGGTCGCGAAGTTCCTCTATGAGCATCGTGACCTATCCGCCTTGAGCCCGACGTTGCAAAAAGCTGTCGGGTCGCTCGACATCAACCAAATCCAAGACACGACCCAACTGACGACCGCTGTAAATTTCTCGAAGATTTACGACACCATCGTAACCGCTGCCGACTCTGCCTTCCAAAGCATCGAGAGTGGAGCCCAGCAGGCGGGGCCGTTTGAACAAGCGATGTCGCAGATCACCGATACGTTTGCTCAGTTGACCACGCAGGCCCAGCAATACGGGCTGTCGATCGACCCGATCAACGCGGCGTTGGCCGAGGCGACGAAGCGGATCAATGTCGATTTCGCCAAGGCGGTTGACGCGGCGTACAACGCCGCGACCGGAAATGACTTCCTGAACGGTGTTCAGTCTTTAGTGGATAATTATGCATCGATGGCTCGCGAAGCGTCGGCGATCGGAGCCAGCACTACTGTTTTCGACAAATTGGGTCAGACATTTGACGCTTCTTTGAAGACGATGTTTGCTCAACTCAACAGCACGCAGCTTAATGCGGTCATTGCTGCGTTTGGTGATCTTGGTAATGACCTTCCGGCTCTGGCCGCTTCGGCGCGGGATGCGGCTTTGGCGTCTGAGGCATTGATCGCCGCGCAAAACCAGCAAGCCCAGATTTATCAAAATCAACAGGACTCTTACACGGCGGCCAACCAAGGATTCCTGGCGCAGCTTCGCGATCTCGACAAGGCGCGAATTGCCACCCAAGCGACCAACAAGTCGCTTGGTCTTGGCCCCGATCAGGATGCTCAGGTGCAGGAAACCGAGCATCGCGCGGCGCTGAATATTTTGATGGCGCTGACTAACGATCAGATGGAATCGGCCCGTGCTGTCCTAGCCCAACTGAACCCGGCTTTCGCGGCGTGGGTCGACGAGGCCGAGGCGGCTGTCAAGGCGACGAATGACGGTGCGGACGCCTCGGCGCGCGCAGCGAAGGTGTTGCAGGATCAGGCGAATATCCAAGCGTACCTCAACCAGCTTCAGACCCAATCGAGCGTGTTCACCTCGGGCAAGAGCCGACTCGATGCGGCGCAGTCGCAGTACAATACGACGCTCGCTGCGGCACAGGGCGGCGATGAAACTGCTTTGTCCCAGATCACCACGGCAGCGCAGACCTTACTGACAAACGTCAGCGACTATTACGCATCGAGCGCGCCGGGGCAGGCGATCTTTAAACAGGTGCAGGATCAGTTGACCGCGCTGCTCGGCGCGGGCCTTACCACGGCGCCGGACAAGACCACGACTGACGTGGTCAATGCGATTACCGACGATACGGCGACCACGACCACCACCAGCAACAACAACACGATTTCGCTGATCACCGCCGGGATCGACACGGCCAAGCAGATCACCGACAACGCGATCTCGACATCCGCAGGCGTCATTTCCGCCGCCAAGGCGGCGAATGAGAACCTCGTCAGCAATACGATCACCACCGGGGCCGGGATCACTCAGGCAACCCTGGATGGCGCGGCGTCGATCGTCGGCGGGTCGGCCACGCAATTTGCCGCGCAGACCGTGACGTTGATGACCGGCACCGGCACGGTGGTCGAGGCGGCAACCGCGACGACGACTGCGGTCGCCAAAAGCGGAACCGACATAGTCACCAGCACCGTGGCCCTGCTCGACAACAACGTGACCAATGCGGCGAATCTGATCGCCAGCAATAGCACCAATGCCGTCGCCACGATCAACGCTAACACGACCAATGCGACAGCTCTGCAAGCGGCGGGTGCGGCTCAGACTTCCGCCATCATCGATGGCAATACCTCCAACGCGAACACCCTTGTCACTCAGGCCGCGGCAAACACCAATACCCTGATTGCAACCAACGACAATCACACGGCGATCCTTGCTGCGACCGCGCAGGCGACGACTGATCAGAGCGTGGCGACGGCGGTCGCCAACACCCAGGCGATGGCCGCGAACGCTGACATCAACACGCAGTACGTTCTCGCCACGATCGCTGCCTGGTCGGGCGCGATCATCAATTCTCAGGTCGCTTGGGACAATGCTATCAACGGGACGATTGCGGGTTGGCTCAGTGCCGTCGTGACCGCGACCGGCGGTAGTCAGACGGGTACGATCCAGGCGGTCTTTGCCGCTGCCGACTCGATCGTCGGGACGATCGCAGCTTGGGAGAATGCGGTTGTCGGGTCGGTCTGGGGCGCGGCCAGTTCGATCATCGCCAATGGAGCGGTTTGGGCCAACAGTGATGTCGCAGCGATTTATGGCGCGGCAAACGGCATTGTCGCCACGGTCGCGGCTTATGAAAATGCGACCCGAGCGTCGGTTGACGCCACGAATAACAATGTGGCGAACTGGCTAAATAACGTGAACGGAACGATCGTTTGGAGCATCAACAATTTGAACGATCGTAGCAATGAACACATAAACAAGTTGCAGGAGATCCTGAATAACATGGTCGGGTGGTTCCAAAACCTTTACGGAGAGCTTCACCTCATCCGAGAATACATTAATCTTTTGACTGAGGTGACGATTAACTTCGACGAGTTCATGGCGGGTTCGCAGGGCGCGAATACCGACATTATGAACCAAATCCAGAACACGCTTCGCCGTCAGGCGTTCGGCTGATCGGAACGATCATGCTGTCTCGTCCCGAAGCCTTTCTTCCCGAAGCCTCGTTCAGAGAGGCGCGGTCGATTACCGGCGATCGTGGCCCGATCATCTATTTGATCGAGGTTGATGCGTATAATTTTACGACCCAGGCGATCGAGCATCTGCGGTATTCAACGGACGGCTTCAACGCCCCTGACGCGCCCGGTTTCTATCAGCGTAGGGTAATGACCCCACCGGACTTTGGGCGCTTCCTGCTGGCTCCTGGCGCGACCTCTGGCGCTAATACGGTGACGCCGGGTGATGTCGTCATGGCGAACAATGACCGGGCGCTCGACGGGTTGCGGGATTACGGAATCGGTGGTCAGGCGATCCGCATCCTAATCGGGTATAAATTCGACCCGTACTCTGCATTTATCCCGTTGGCTTCAGGCCGGGTCGAGCAGGTACTGTTCGATCTGGTGGTCGGGCAGAATTCCACGACCGACACGGTCACGCTGCGTTTCCGCGATCGGCTTCTCGATTTCTCGCTGCCCATTCAGAACCATCGCTATCTTGGCAACAATGTCGCCCCTGACGGCGTCGAGGGCGGCGATGATCTGAAGTCGAAGCCGGTGCCTTTGATGTGGGGCAAGGTCTTCAACGTCACCGCGACCAATGTGAACGCTTACAAGGACATCTATCAGGTCGCGGAAAACCAAATCTCCACGCTGGTGCAAGTCTACGATGCGGGCGAATTGCTGACGCCGGCCGCGGCTTACAGCTCGCTCGCTGACTTGCAGGCGACCGCTCCAGCGCCGGGTTATTTTCGTCCGTATATCGGCAGCGAAGGCAGCTATTTCCGGCTTGGGGCCACGCCGAAAGGGACCATCACCTTTGACGCGATCGAGGGCGCGACCGCGGCGTCATGGTCGGCGGGCCAGGTCGCCTATCGCATCCTTACCAGCAAGGGTGGGCTGAGCCCCTCCGAGATCGATATGTCCGACCTATCGACGCTCGACGGGCTTAACCAGAATGCGGTGGGTATTTACGTCGGCGACGAGTCGAACATCCAGACCCCGGTCGATGCGATCCTGTCATCGATCGGCGCGGCTGGCGGGTTCGACCGGCTCGATGTCTATCGGATGCGGCGGATCAATCTGCCACTTGCTGAAAACGTCACGGCGACTTTGCGTGCGCCGATCACCAGTAGCAAGCTCGCCGTTGGTGAAATCCGCATCATCTCGGTGCGATTCATCCCGACGAATGACCCTGACAAAGGCGTGCCGACTTACGAGCAGACCGTCAATTATCGTATCAACTACACTGTTCAGGCTGGCAATGGTCTGGCGAGTCAGGCGCTCGATGACCAGAGCTTCGTAAATTTTGTCGGCAGCCAATGGCGCACCACCGTTCGGGATGCGGCATGGGTCAAAGTCGGCAACCCGTTGGCGATAAAAAAGTCGATGGACAGCTTGCTGACCGATTCACTGGCGGCGGATGAGGAGTGCGAGCGGCAGCTTACGCTGTATTCGGGCCGCAGGGATTTTCTGGAGCTTGAGGTATCGCTCAATTTCGACGTGATCGCCGCGATCGACATCGGCGACGTGGTCATGGTGTACATCCCCGCTTATGGTTATGACGCCGGTCAGCCGATGCTGCTCACCGGCATGATCTACAATACCTCGCGCAATATCCTCACCATCGAGGCGTGGGGCGGGCGTGAGAGCGTCGTCATGGACTTGGCCGATACTATCGACAACACCAGCACGGTCGAGGATTGGGGTCTGGTCGGTGCAACTCTGGTCGGCTGGACAGGTATCGGAACGGTCTTGTCGCTGGGTATCGACCGGGCGCTGCCGTTCGATTTCGGGACATTGGACATCGTGAGGCAGTTCATCACATGACCAACCCCATCTTTGGCTATCCTACCGCGATGAGTGCTTTCACGTTGGGCGGCGGCAACTATGTCGCTCAATACCCGCGCAGCAATTTGCAAACTGATGACCTTGCCCAAGTCGCGCGCACGCCAGACTTGCAGACGACCAGCACCTTCTTCTTCGGCACTTCGACGCTGGCGGTCCAAGTCGGCGTGATCGGGCTGTTCGGGATCAACTTCACGTCAGCCGCGCATATTCGGCTGCGCTATTGGTCGGACGCGGCAATGGCGACGACGCCGTTGCTCGACACTGGGAGCGTGCCGGTCTTCCCCGGCAATCGATTGTCTGACCCGCACTGGTTCTTCTGGAACGGGACCAATTACTCGATCCGCGCCTTTCGCATCGATCTGATCGATACCACTAATCTTGCGGGCTATCTCGATATCGGGCGGGTGGAGATCGCTTTTGCCTACGAGGCCGGGTTCGGCATGGCGCAGGGCGCGCAGCGCGGGCGGCTGATGCGAACCGCGTTTAGTCAGACGCCATCGGGCATGAAGTTTTTCAGCCCATACCCCAGCCCGCGTGTCCTTAAGGCAACCTTCGACGCGAACGACACTGAAGCGTCGGATTTCTATTTGGAAATCCTACGGGTTTACGATTTGAACGTGCCGTTCATCCTGATCCCCGAGCCTGACGATCCGCTCCGGTGGAACCAGAGCGCCATGCTGGCCCGCCTCACCCAGCAGTCGCCAATGGCGACCTTTGTCGATTTTTTCCGCAGTTCAGTGTCTCTCGACTTTGAACAGGTTCTGTAGGGAATGTCGCACAAACAGCTTCAGCAAATCCGAGGGACGGATACCAGCCTTGCGAGCTATACGCCGCTCCAAGGCGAAGTTATCATCAATGTTTCCAATGGCGATATCGTCGTAGGCGACGGTACTCAAGTTGGCGGTAAGTGGATATTCGAGCCTATACCGGGTAGGTCTTATATTGGTCGCGCAATTATCGGCACTCAGCCGCCCGCTAATCCATATCCCGGTATTTTATGGTTCGATAGTTTTGGCGCTCAACTCTATATTTATTTTGACGACGGTAACAGCGCACAGTGGGTTGCTGTTGTAAATCAGCCGGGTCCGCAGGGACCGCCGGGAACAGGAAACGGTGGCGGCGGCGGGACGATTACGGCAATTATTCCCGGCGTCGGCCTAAGCGGGGGTGGGACAGAAGGTCAGGTCTTTATCAGCTTGTCGGTGCCGGTTTCGATCGGCAATGGCGGCACCAACGCGACGACGGCGGTCGCCGCCCTATCGAATCTCGGCGGCTTGCCGTTGGCGGGCGGCACCCTGACGGGGGCGCTTGCGATCAATCCCGGCAGACCGCATGCCCCGGTTGGCTACCCGGTTCTGTTTCTGGCATCGAACGATGGGCCGGAAGGTGTCGGGCATATGCTCGACTCCTACGCCAATATGGCGAACGGCAATCCGTTCTACTTGTGCCGCTTCTCGCGGGGCAATGCGTCGGCCCCAACGGCGGTCCAAAGCGGTGATCTTGTCGGTCTGTTTGCGGCCAATGGGCGGTTGGCGACCGGCTACAGCCAAGCCGTGGCGGGCATGCAAATCCGCGCCACTGAAAATTGGACGGACAGCGCCGCTGGTGCGGCGATCGAGTTCATTACCAACACGCCGGGAACGACGATCAGCGTCCTGCGGATGTCGGTTAACCGGGGTCTGATGCTGACCACGGCTGCGGGTGGCATACCGACCGGCGGTGACATGGGTGCCGGGACCGTCAATGTGACCGGCGGCTTCTATGTCAACGGGGTTCCGATCAGTGGCAGCGGCAGTCCCGGTAGCGGAACAATCACCGGAGTCACGGCTGGCACCGGCTTAATCGGCGGCGGCGTATCGGGCGACGTGACGATCGCTCTTTCAGTCCCGGTTTCTATCCCTAATGGCGGCAGCAATGCGACAACCGCAGCCGCAGCATTGGCGAATTTTGGTGGGCTTGCGCTGGCGGGCGGGGTGATGACCGGGTTACTCACCCTGTCAGGCCCGCCCACCGCACCGCTGCATAGTGCGACCCGGCAATATGTTGATGACGCGGTGGCTACGGTTGTCAGCACTCCCGGCCCTGCGGGGCCAACCGGACCCGCTGGACCGGCTGGGGCCGATGGAGCTGCTGGGCCGACCGGCCCTATTGGCCCCATAGGCCCAGCCGGTGACCCTGGTGACCCTGGAGCGCCAGGTTCGGTAGGTGCAGATGGCCCGATGGGTCCACCCGGTCCAGCAGGCCCAGTGGGTCCGGCAGGCCCGGTCGGGGCTGATAGCACCGTGCCGGGTCCGGTGGGGCCGATAGGGCCACAAGGCCCAGATTGGCAAGTCGGTCCCGGCCTCGCGCTCAACGCGACGACGACGCCATCAACGATTGATGTCATCACGCCGTACCTTGCGTTGTCGGGCGGCGTGATGAGCGATTTTTTGACCTTGTCATCTGACCCGACAGCAGCGTTGCACGCTGCGACGAAGCAATACGTCGACGCGGCGGTTATCATCAGTACGGCGGGGGTTGCCAGCTTTAACACTCGCACGGGGGCGGTCACACTGACCGCTGCGGATGTCTCGGGCGCAACCGGGTTACTGACGACCGGCGGTGCGATGACAGGGGCGCTGACCCTTGCAGGCCCGCCGCTTGTTGATCTGAGTGCCGCAACAAAGCTCTATGTCGACACCGCTGTAGCGGCGGGTGGTGGCAGCAAGATTACGATCGGCGATACCCCACCCGCTTCACCGACCCCAGGCACGGGCTGGTGGGACAGTGTTGGGGCGCAGCTTTATCTTTGGTTTGACGACTCGTCATCGGCACAGTGGGTTCCGGCATCCAATCAGGCGGGTCCGGTAGGTCCGGTGGGGCCGCAAGGAGCGACCGGCGCGACGGGGGCCGCTTCGACCGTACCGGGACCGACAGGGCCAACAGGTGCGACGGGGCCAACGGGTCCGACCGGCGCGACGGGGGCCGCTTCGACCGTACCGGGGCCGCAGGGACCGATTGGGCCGACCGGCGCGACGGGAGCGACCGGGGCAGCTTCGACCGTACCGGGGCCAACGGGTCCGATGGCGGGTCTGGCTTTTACGACAGCGACGTTTACCGCTCCCGGCGTTGGCGCGACGGTTGCCGTCCCTGTCGATAATGTAACGTGGATGGTAGCCGGACTACCGCTTTATATCGGCGGTCAGTTCTATGTCATCAACAGTATTGCCTCAAATACCTTGACCCTACAAAGGACTGCATGATGGCCGATACCCCTTTCCCGACAAAAGACCTTCAGCAATTTTCCGATCTATGTTTCAAGTTCGCGCAAATAGCGGTTGGTTTGACAGCCAGAGAGGAAATTGACGAAGAAATGATGGGACAGGTGCGGCAGCTACGCGCAAGTTGTGCTGTATTGTTGTCGGGCCTTAATCAAGTCGCCGCAATGTATCCTGGCGGCTTTGCTCCAGCGCCCATCGTATGACCGAGGTAGCGTCTCCTCTTGTCGCCGCTGGCGTTCCTGCTATTCCGACAGGGTTACCCGGCCCGGTCGGAAATACTGGGCTTTCGGGTGCCAATTGGGCCGATAACTCTCCGAGCGATGGGCAGACCTACGGTCGTCAGCCGGGAAGCTGGGTTCCCGTGGTGCCGTTGATTGGAGCAACGGTCAGCAGCGGGATTAATTTTGGTACAGTTGTCGTAGCTAGTGCAACTGATCTTACAAAACATATCTCGTTTCAAACCAACTGCGGTTTTAGCATAACCAATAGCACGCTAAATTATGTAGGGCCAAATAGTGTCTACTTTAACTTGACCGGAGCACCGCGAACGTTCGCTATTTCGGGTATTTCTTTTAATTGGTCTAATGCTTCATACGGTTTTGCCATGACCAACTCCACGACAATGCAGATACAACATCCGACTGGAGTTTGTATATATGATACTAGTATCAGTAACTGCACATTGTACGGCCAGAGCGGGATTTACTGCACTGGAGAATTAACATGTAACGGCGTTGGCGTTCAACCTTATCTCACTACTTATACTAACGGCTTTAGCCAACGGTGGGACGGCACATGGATTTACGCGCGAGTCGATCAAGCTGTTGAGTATGCCATCGCACAAGCATGCGACGAACGGATGAAGCAAGACATCGTGCCGTCAGAGTTCGATGCGCTCGCCGCCCTCCGCAATGTTCGCCTTTATCAGTATCGCTGGAAGGATCGGTTTAGCTCTAGCTGGCTCAAGGGTCGTCACATACCGATCGGTTTTGTCGCGCAACGATTGGCTGAAGACTATCCGCACGGCGCTCATGCGCCTGGAGGCAAAGCGCGCGGCGCGACCCGGTTAGGAACCGCTAATCGTAACGTCATGCTGGCAACCCTTTGCCGTGCCGTTCAGCAGCTTGATGACAGAATGCAGGCTCTACGATGACCGAAGCTGTCCCGCCAATCATCGAGCTAAATGTAGCTTCAGCGACACCTGTCGTTCAAACGGGGCCAGTGGGATTGACCGGCGCTACAGGCGCGAACGGAACGGCAATGCCCAACCCGGTATCGGGAACAGCGAGCGGAAGGCGGAACGCAGCTTGGGCTACCGTCCTTCCTTTGACGGGTGTTCCGGCTGGTAACAGCTTTACTTCAATGACGGGTGGCATCAATTTTGGCAACGTCGTTTCAGGTAGCGCAACCGATCTCTCGCATCATCTCGATTTGTATGGGGGCAGTTACGGGTTTGCGATTACCGGCGGCACGCTGAATATGGTGTCCGGTCAGCGACACGCCTTTTATACGGGTGGGGGATATTCCTCTGAAATTCGGACCCGCGAGCTATGGTTCTCAGCCAGTGGCTACCGTTGGAATTTCGACAACGCGACCGGCAACATGATCTGGTACGACCCCAGCAACAACGCCAGGATGGGTTGGTATTATGGTGTTGGCGGGTTCACCATCTGGGGTTATGGCTCGCTGCCATCAAGCGGCACTACGAGAAACCTCGTTGTAAACGGTCGTGGTATGAATTTTCCGAATGTTGATGGTCACGGCTATAATTGGAACTGGGACGGCACTTGGGTTTACGGGCGCGTCGACAACGCGGTGCAAATCCCGTTTGTGAACGGATGCGATGAGCGACTAAAGCAGGACATTGCTCCCTCGCAATTCGACTGTCTCGCGGCGCTTCGTAAGATTCGGGTTTACCAGTTTCGCTGGCGTAACTTCATCGATCCGATCCGCCCCAAGCTCGCGCGTGACACAGATCCGACGATACCGATCGGCTTTATCGCTCAGCGGCTGCACGAAGACTTTCCCGAATCCGTCGCCACCTTTCCGACAGCAAAATGCAAGGGTGCGCTGGCAATGTGGAATGTTGATGTCAACACGATGATGGCCTTGCTTTGCGGAGCTTTGCAACAGCTAGACACTGAAGTCTCGGAGATGGTCGATGCCTAATGCCGGGACGATCGTTGTTCCTGTCGGACCTAAAGGCGCTACTGGCCTGACCGGGGCGGCGGCGGTAACCCCAGAACCCGCTTCCGGTATCAATGGGCGAACGACTGCGGGTGCTTGGGTTCCGGTACTGCCCCTGACAGGCGGCGCGATGCAGGGCGGTATCGGCTGGAATTCGGCAGCGCCCTCTGGCCCAACCGATAGTTCAAAGCACATCACGTTTTGGAATAGTAGTTATGGTGTGAGTGTTTATCAGAGTAATTTGGTTTTTACCGCCGATACACAGTTCGATTGGTACAGTGGCGGCAACTGGGCGATGAGCTTTCATTCAAACGAGTTGTGGTTTTCGACGGATGGCTGGCGCTGGCTTTATAATCCTGGCAATAACGATTTACTATATTACACTTATACAGGCGACAACAACCCGCTGTTTGGTTTCTCGCAAGGGATGGCGCAATTTGTGATATGGGGCAACCTTTACACGACTGACAAATTTATCTTAGGGCAATCTGCTACGGGGATAGTTTTCAACAACATAACAACCGCTGTCGGTTTTAAATTCACCTGGGACGGCACTCAGTGCTTCGCGAGGCTTAATAACGGTAGTGTCATTGACTGGGGTCTTGCTCACGCTTGCGACGAGCGGCTGAAGACCGACATCGACTTGTCCGATTTTGATTGCCGCGCGGCGCTACGAAAAATCCGTCTTTATCAATATCGGTGGAAGAAACACAAGCACATCGGTTGGCTCAAGCCCGCCGATGATGACGCGCCGACGATCCCGGTCGGCTTTATCGCCCAGCGGCTGCATGAGGATTTCCCTGACGGTGCGCCAAAGACCCGGCTGGAGCCAACTGAATTTAAGATGCGAAAAGCGATGCAAGTGCAGAACTCTGATCCGAACACGATGATGGCTCTTTTTGTCGGTGTCATACAGGAGTTGGACGATGCAATCACTAAACAGGAGCAGGCCCGTGCCGCCAATCGATCCGATGACCATTCTGGATATTAAGCTAGAGGCGCAGGAGTGGAACACGATCATTGAGATTCTCTGCCGCTCGGTTGGCTTCTCCTATGTTCAGACCGCTCCGCTGATCGACAAAGTCGGTCGCCAGATGCAGGAGAGGGTTGAAGGCCGAGGTCTGAAGGAGGTCGGCTGATGACAGACTATAACGACGTTGGTCAGGCCAATGCGTTGATCGCGGAACAAAAACAGGTTCAGACGGCAATCGATTACATATCGAACGGCGGTCACGCGGATTCGGTGATGATCGCGCCGCCGGTTCCTCCTCCCGATCCAGAAAATCCCGTACCGCCGCCAACAGGTATGCCGATACCGGCTAAATTAAATAATCCCAACCAGCCGGAATTGGTTACTGCTTTGCACACGGCGTTGCTGGATCGGGATGCTGCGATAACCCAGGAACTGATCGATCTCGGCGTCACAAACACGCCTTCGCGGAGCTAAGGTCGAGATTCAGCTATGTTGAATTTCCCCGACCCGCCTCGTACCAACGGCCAGACGTTCCAGGCTGCTGGAACGTCATGGATGTGGGATAGTACGAAGTGGGTCGCTTCGGGCGGTGCGGGGCCGTTTGTACCGATCGCGGGCGGCTCCATGACCGGGCCGTTGACGATCCCCGGCGGCACGGTTGCCGCAACGACGTTGAATTTCGGGACGCCAGGAACCGGCATTTGGACTTCAGCCGCCGCTACCCAAATCAATTTCGCCGCTGGTGGACTCAATCGCGTTGCGATCACCACCGTTTCTCTTAACTGCGCCGTCACCATTATAGCGCCTCTTGGAACCGTTTCTGCGCCAAGTCATACTTTTGTCGGTGCGACGAATAAGGGCTTGTCCGGTAGCGGCACCAATCAAGTCAGCATGTCTACCGCTGGTGTCGAAGCGATGCGGTGGAATGCCGATCAATCGATTTTCGTACCCGGTAACTTGGCGATCGGGACGGCTGTAGTCCCCGCCAGCCCCGATGTCGGCAACATCTTTATCGGGCGCAGCATGGTGGGGATCGCCGAGCAGTCGAGCATCACCTTCGGTGCGTACTTCGACGCAGGCGGTGTCTGGCGCTACCTTGGCAACACCGCTGCGGTGGCGTACAGCGTGTTCGGTGGTGTCTTCGGCTTCTATACGGCGCCGATCGGAACCAAGGATGCGGCGGTTTCGCTTGGACTGAGCTACCAAGTTTCACCCGGCCTGTTTAAGATGGCTTCGGGTCAAGTCATGCGGCTGTCGGGCGATCCCTCCAATGCTCTGGATGCCGCGACCAAACAGTATGTTGATGCGGTAACGACTAGTCTTGGGTCTTACCTTTTGTTGTCTGGTGGCTCACTTAACGGCGCGCTGACGATCAACAACGGTGCGGTAGCCGCAAACCCGTTGCTTGTTCAGAACGCTGGCGGTGCCGCCAGAATACGCATCGAAAACACCGCTGCTGTCGCTACGGCTAACATTGCCGCTCTCGATTTGGCGGCGATGACTACTGTCCAGACACGCACGGCGGTGCTGCTTCAGGCGAATTTGACCAATACGACTGACGCTAGCCGCACCGGACAATTCGTCATCGGGGTGGTGTCAAATGGGGCTATCGGTGCGGCGGCGACCTTCACGATGTCGGGCCTGATGCTCGCTGCATCGCCTGCCGCTGCCGATAACGGCACAAACGTCGCGACGACCGCTTTTGTTAAGGCGTCTATTCAGAACCTTCCGGTGGCTTTCACCGTCGTTGGCAAGCCCGCCGCCAGTGCCAGGTTTAATCTGACGGTCGCCATGCCGATGACGATCCCGGCCAATCTGACGGGTTCAGTGGTCTACGACAGCACGCTGGCGACAGCATCAGCGACCTTTACCCTGAACAAGATATCCGGCGGGACGACGACGGCGATCGGCTCGGTTGTGATCACCACGGGATCGTCCACGTCCTGCACGCTGTCGGGGGTTGGCGGTTCGGTTGTCGCGGGCGATGTCTTGCAACTGGTCGCCCCTTCGACGCAGGACGCCACTCTCGCCGACATCGGCATCACCATCCTGGCGCAGAGGACGTGATGCCGCTTGATGATGGGTTGATCACTCCCTCAAGCATGACGGCGTTTACTGCAACGCCTCTAATTCCTGCGGTTGGTCAGTGGCGCACCTCGACTTACGGCAACGGTATGTTTGTTACTCTTGCCGATGTTAATCCACCAACAGCAATGATGACCTCGCCTGACGGTCTTAACTGGACAGGTCGAAGTGCGCCTGTTGGTGGTGTAAGTTGGCGAGGTAGCGGCTTTGGTAATGGTTTGTTTATAGGCCTTAGTAATACTACTGCCACCAATGCCGCCATGACTTCGCCTGACGGCATTACCTGGACATCGCGAACACCACCAACCCCATCATATGCGTGGCGTCAAATTGCTTATGGTGCAGGTCTATATGTCGCTGTTACCACCGCCGCTGTAACCGCGACTTCTCCTGATGGCATTGTCTGGACCGAACGGAGCCTCAGTCAAGGTCAGTGGGGCAGTATTTGTTATGGTGGCGGTCAGTTTGTTGCCGTAGCGGTAACAGGTCAAATAATGACCTCGCCTGACGGTCTTAACTGGACAATGCAAACCACCCCGTTGGGTGGTTCAGCATTTTGGTGGGGAGTCGCTTATGGAAATGGTATCTATCTCGCCGTCTCCAATGTTGGCGGGTATGTAGTAACGTCACCTGACGGGGTTAATTGGACATCCCGCACGGTAGGATTTACCAACAATTGGCGGATGGTAGCGTTTGGTGGTGGGTACTTTGTTGCGGTGGGTGACGCTGGTGCCAACGGTAATGTTCTAGTTACTACGGATGGGATTACTTATACTAACGGCGGACCCCTCCCCGTGCCAGCAGGTGTAAACGCTTATACCGTGGTCTATGGAAATAATCGATTTGTCATTCCCATTTATAACGGCACCGTAGGTACGCAGACCTTCTACTACGCGGACATACTATCGGCAGCGGCGTTGGCGCAGATCATCGTGATGGCGTAGGGGGCGAAACCCAAGCATGGCCGATTTTCCGAGCGGACCCGGCCTGACCGTAGGTCAACTGTTCACCAGCGGCTGGTCGACATGGATGTGGGACGGTGTCAAGTGGATGGCTTCGATGCCATCCGGCGGCGTGTACGAGCCGGTGTTCGGCGGCACCCAGTATCCGATGTATGGATTTTTGTACAATAAAACGGTCGGTGATCCTGGGTACAGCACATGGGCGGGCTTTGGCGCGCATCGCTGGCGGTTCGGGACCAATCCCGGCGATCAGCAGGATGCCGGGGCGATCGATTATCGGGGCTATGTCAGCGATGCGCTGAGCATTGTCGGTGCCGGAACGCTGGCTGGTTCGCGCAAGATCAACCTGTATGACAACGTCAACGTCTCGGGCAACCTGACGGTCGGCAGCACCCAAATCCTGGGTGGCGGCGGTATTTCGAGTGTCGGCAATATCAGCTCGACCGGCTCGTTTTCAAACGCTGGCCCAATTTCGACGACCGGCAGCAATGCCATTTTCCAGTTTCAGGATCGTACCACCGGCACGATGTGGGGCTGGTACGCGAGCGGCGGGATCGCCCGTCTGTGGAATAACGCATCCGGCGATCGGGTGACCTTTGATAGCGGCGGCAGCATCGCTACGCCGGGGTCGCTCCGCACCGGGGCCAGCATCTTCATGGGCGGGCCGACGCTGTACTTTTCCGGCGTCTCGTCTGGCGGGCCTTATGTCTCTGCCGACCTCACCAATATGACGGCGCAGCTCGGTAGCGGAAACGGTGGGTTCTACTGGTACAACAACCCCGGCACCCAGCTTGCGAACCTCAATAGCGGCGGCAGCTTGTTCACCGCTGGGAGCCTCTTTCCCGGTTCCGGCACGGCTGGTGATGCTGCCGTGGAGCTTGGTCAAGGGCGCACCGGCACAGGCAACTCCTACGTCGACTTTCACTCCCAGGCTGGGACTGACTTCGACTTTCGGATCATCCGTCTGCCTGGCCCGAATGGTCAGGCGCAGATCGTCAACAACGGCAGCGGCGGGATCGCCTTTCAAAGTCCAGCGGCGGTCACATTCAACAGCACCATCAGCACGACGGGAGCACTCAGTGCCTTTTCATTAACAGTACAGCAGAACCTTACCTTCCTCGATCAGGGGTCGTCGAATTACTGGACGTGGTACGGAAGCGGTAGCGTTGCTCGCCTCTATTTCGGCGGCGACAGGTTCACCGTGGATACCGGCGGCAGCGGCTACTTCCTCGGCAACCTTCTGATCGGTGGGAGTGTACGAATACAGGGTGGTGGCGATTGGGGCGGTAGTACCACTTTTGGCTCGTTCACCAGCCGGGTGCTACGTTTTCAGATCAATTCCGGCGACGAGGCGAACGCTGGATACATCGGCTACCGTACCTTTGATGGCGGCGCGCTCTGCATCAACGGGGCTGGGGTAGGGGGCAGTCGCTGGGTCCACGTCTGGGATCACCTTAAGGTCGACAATTATTGCAATGTTCTGGGCAGCATGGATGTCGGCGGCAGCTTCTCGGCATCTGGCGGTCAGATCGTCTGTTACAACTCCAACCAGAACGGGTTTTACGTCGCCAACGCCAACGGTCACTACCTGCGAATCTACGACGACACGCAGGGCCACATCGAAGTTCAGAACGGCACGCTCTACATCAATTACGTGACCGGCTCGCAAGTCTATATGGGCGGCTATCTCAACGTCGGTGACTTCGGGTCGCGCGGCAACGTCTACGCCACTGGCGGCTCGATCCTCATGTCGGGCAACTACCTCTACTTCCAGAACACTCACTTTGCCAGCGTCAACGGTTCGGGTGGGCCGTTCATCTACGGCGATGGCAACTACATCATCGCCAAGCTCGGCAACGGCTCGGGCGGCTTCGCGGTGCGGAACTACGGCGCTGGCACACTCTTCACCGTTGGCAATAACGGCGATATCAGCAATGCCGGGTGGATTTACGCCAACAACGTCGTCACTCCCACGATCTATCTCGCCAACACCGGGCTGCTCTACGGCAAGGACACGGGCGGAACGCCTCGGTGGATCGTCAGCCTGTGGAATGACAACAACATCTACCTTGGAAACAACGAGCGGCTCATCTACATCCGAAGCTCTGGGCGTATTTACTGCAATAATGAAGTGTACTCTACCGGCGGCAGTGCCGGGATGATCTTTCAAGACCGGAACGGCGGGTTCGATTGGCAGTGGTACGCGACCGGCAGTGTCGCTCGGCTATGGTCGAGCGCCGATGGCGATCGAGTGACGATCGATCGAGGCGGCAACATCAGCACTGGTGGTATCTTCACCGCCTGGGATGTTCATTGTAGCAGTGGTCTTTTCGTCAACGGCTTGCTGTTCACCAACAACGGCGGCTGGTGGTGGACGGGTTCACCGATCCATACCGACAGCGACATGCAATGTGCCAACATAACGACTCAAGGCAGCTTTTTTTGTCATGGCGTTCAGTGGTGGAATAACGGTGGCTGGTGGTGGACGCCGAACCCCGTTCACACTGACAGCGCCATCCAATGCAATGACTTCTATGTCGGCGGCTGTCGGATGTATAACAACAGCGGCTACATGTACTTCGATCAAACTTTGCACGCTGCTGGCGTCTATTCGCGGGGTGACATCTGGAACGCTGGGAACATCACCGCCGGCAACGGGCTGGTAGCCAACGGCGGCGGCTGGTCGGTTTATGCGCCAAACGGCGGTATCTACACACCCAACGAGTGCCACGGTGGCTACGTCAGTAGCAGCGGCGATATGCGATGCAACGGGAATGCGTGGGCGGGGAACGACATGACCGCCTATGGGGTGTATCGAAGCGGTGGGAACGGAGGTGCGCGCATCGGGAACTGGGCTGGCAGCGGTTGGGATTGGATGGCGTTTGCTATAATCAGCGGTGGCTATCTTGGGGTTAGTCCAGATCAAGGTGCTTCGGGCTTCAACTACACTCCCAACGCTTCTTGGTCCGACGCGCGATTGAAGCTCAACATCCGCGACAGCGAGATCGACGCCCTGGCGGTAATCGGCGCGATATCTGTACGAGCCTTTGAATGGACCGAAGAAGGGCGCAAGCTGATGCCCCGTAAAGTTTCTTCGGTTTCTTGTGGTTTTGTCGCGCAGGAGCTAGAAGAATTGATACCTGACGCGGTTACTATAGTGCCGGTTATTGGCGACCTTGCAAGTGAGGGTATGCGCTGCATTCTTGATGAGCAACTCACTCCATACCTTTTTCGCGCGATGCAGCAGCTTGCTGCTCGCGTCGAGGAACTTGAAGACCTTGTTCGTAACTTGTCACAGAGGAGCTTGACATGAACACACAAACGCCGACTCCGGTAAATCCCGACACCAAGCTGACCCTGACCTTAGAGGCGCAGCATTGGAACTTCATCATGCAGACGCTCAACGATACGCCGTTACCTTATCGGATATCGGCGACCTTGATCCCGTTGATGATGGAGCAGCTTCAGACGGCGGCGGGCCAAGTCGGAGGACAAGCTGGTCGAACCGAAGGCAACGGCCTTGACAATCATCCTCCCGGCGAATTCGACCGTCCGGTGAACTAAGAGGAGGGTTCAGTGACGAACTATAACGACGTTCCACAGGTCAATACGCTTTACCAAGAGCAGCAACAGATTCAGATGGCGATTTCGCACATCGATGACGGTGGGACGCTGACCGCCTTTACTATTGCTCCACCGGCACCGCCGCCCTACGACCCGGCGAACCCGACGCCACCATCACAGACCATGATGATGGATGTCCGCATTATGACTATCGGCACGGTGGCACCGGAGACGATGTCGGCGCTGAGAGCGCAACTGGTCGAGCGCGACGGCGAGATCGCCCAGAGCCTGACCGATCTCGGGGTCGGCCCGCAGCCGCCCCCGGTCACCGATCCGCCGAGCAATACGACGGCTCCGGTGGTCGAGCAAGACGACCCGAACTTGATTTGCGACACCGGCACTTGGGATGGCGAGCCGTCGAGCTATTCCTATCAGTGGCTGCGTGACGGGACGCCGATCATCGGCCCCACCACCGCGACCTATCCCATCGCCTTTGCCGATGTCGGCACGACGATCTCTTGTACCGTGTCGGCAACCAACGCCATCGGGACGACGCAGGGTCCACCGTCGAACGGGGTCGTGGTCATCGCTCCAGCTTGATGAGGTAAGATCATGTCCGAGCAGCCGCCATCGCGCCCGCCAGCGCATGAGCAGGCTGGTACGTCCGGTCTGCTCGGCCAGGTGCTGTCGTTTATCGATAAGCCGTGGAAAGTTGCTGCGGTCGTCATCTTGTTCGTCGTCGGCGGCGCAGGCTGGATCGTCTACGAGAAGCGTGAGCAGTTGCTGGAATCGTGGCTGACGCCTTCAGCCGTGTCGTTGAAAACCAGCGAGGTTCCGGCTGCGCTGGAGAAGCTGGTCGAGCTGACCGGGGCCGATCTGGTGCAGATTTGGGAGGTCGACCTCGGCGCGAACGTGCAGAGATTCATCGGTGCTCGTCGGCATGATGGCGATCGTCCGGTGATCCCAGAACCGAGACGGTTGCCGGTGATCACCGCGCGATCCGATGTGCAGGCTGTAGTGGACATCCTCGCGGGCCATCCGGCCTGCGCCGACCTATCGTCCGCGACACATTCTCCGGTTGTCGCGCGGCTTGCGGAGCGCGGATTTAAAAGAGGCTGCGCCGTGCCGATCCCGCCTGGACCCGAGGCTTTTGTCGGGATCATCTACTTGGCTTGGGTAAAGCCGACCGAACCCAGCGTCGAGGATGTCGCGGTTCAGGCAGCGCGCGAGATCGCGGCAAAGCTTGATCAGTAGGAGGGATCACGATGGCGGGCATCCCAGCCAAATATGCCTTTCTTAATACGGTGGGCGTTCACCCGCCGACGATCCTGCACGCGCTCGCGCTGCTGGGAACGAACGAGCTACCCGGTAGCGCATCCAACGCGGTGATCGATGCGTGGGCCGACGAGATCAACGAAGCGCACCCGCGCACGGTCCAGGGCTTCAGCGACGATTCGGTGCCGTGGTGCGGCCTCTTCGCCGCGATCGTTGTGCATCGGGCGGGCGAGAAGCTGGTTACCAACCCGCTTTGGGCGCGCAACTGGGCGCAGTTCGGGGGATCGGTGGCGGGCAATATCGGAAATGAGAGCAACCCGACCCTGCGCTTTGCCGAAGGCCGCGCCGCGAGCTTGGGCGACGTGCTGGTCTACGTCCGGCAGGGCGGCGGGCATGTCGGGTTCTACGTCGCGGAGGACGACGCCCACTATCACACCTTGGGCGGCAATCAGAGCGACAGTGTGACGATCACGCGGGTGGCGAAGGCGCGCTGCATCGCGGTACGGCGGGTGCTTCAGGCATCGCCGCCGAGCTGCAAACCCTATTTCGTGTCGGCGTCCGGCACGGTATCGACCAACGAGGCTTGAAGGCGGGACCGATGATCAGTCAGGTCGCGTTTATCCTGGGCGTGTCGGTGCAGCTCGCCGCACAGGTTGATTGCGTCCTGATCGAAGAGTGCCAGAGCAGGATTTCTTATGTGGTCGAAGACAAGATGCCGATCGATGAACACATTTACTTTAACCCGGTCCCGGCGGTGAAGAGAACTGACGGCATGTATGCGACTACCGATTCCTGCTAGGAGCAACCGATGATCACGATCCTTGTCATTATCCTGCTGTTGATGGTCATCGGCGCGTTCCCGGCACCATATAATGCCCGCTACGGCTGGGGTTATTACCCCAGTGGCGTCCTGGGAACCGTGCTGATTATTTTGCTCGTCCTCTTGCTGCTCGGCGCGATCTGAGCTTAAAATCCGACCCGCGCTCAACTCCGTCAGACAGGGTGAAGGCGTTAAAAGCTCCCGGTTCCGCAGCGTGCCGGGGGCTTTTATTTTATTGCGGGATCTCCGATCGCCAGCGGTGCCCGCAAACGCGACATTCATAGGTTACGATATCTCCACCCGGCCAACCGTCTTCTTGCTCTCCAATTTCGTGGACATCACTATGCTGAACCGGCGTCGGTAATCCGACATGCCAAGGAGTTTCCGGTGTGCAATAGAACGTTTTTGCCATGATTTGCCCTTGCCGCTATCAGCATCCGCCGCCGGTCATCTGCCTCGACTGTGGCGGCACCGGCATCGCGCATTGTTGCGAGGGCATGTGCGAGCAGGTTGGAAACAGCATCACCGCCTCGACGCCGGTCATGCTCGCCAGCAGCCGATCCAGCGATCGTGATCGGCGCTTAAGCATTCGGGAGTTGGAACACCAGCGGCGCTGACCGAGCGGCTCCATCCACAGGATGTGAAGTACCCAGTAGCCGTTCTCCCAGCGGATGCCGTAATTGCCCATCGATCAGCGAAACACCAGCCAGCGGATCAGCATGTAGCTGGTCAGCAGCCCCAGCGCGTCGTAAAGCGCCGCTGGCGCACCGCTCAGTGCAACAGCGACACAGCACGCCGTCAGCGCCATAATTTCGGCTCGCTCGCCGTAGCGGAAGCGTATCATGACGGCGAGGCTAGAACCGCAATAGCCCGCTAGAAAGTGCCAGAACAAGGTCATCATGCCTTACGCGAGCTATTCGCGGGTCAGTTCGATGATGTAATTCGCGCTTGCCGTGTCAGGCGGCTGGCCCGTCGGGCCGCTCAGCTCGTTGAGCAAAAGGAACGGTCCAGGGAGCGGTGGGATCACTAGATTCAACCGCGCTGAGCAACCCATGCAGACGACATTCTGAGACGAACCGCCGCGCGGTCCGGCCAGGAAGCGAACGCCGCGGCAATGCGGACAGCCGTCGAACTCGATCATGTCGGGCGTCCTTCTTGCGTGATGGGGGGAGGAGCCAGCCGGTTTGGACCCGGTTGACTCC